GGCTGCGTTGCAACTAATAGTTCTCAGATCAACGGGACGACTGATCGGGATATTTCGCTACAGTGTCAAATTGATATTAATAACGCGACCGACTATGTGGAGGTTTACACTCAGACGTCAAGTGACACCTCTTACAACGTTTCAAACGGATCAAATCTTACTTACTTTGAAGCGTATAAGTTTCCAAGCTCCACTCAGACAATCGTAAATGCGGCTCAGACATTAAGCTTAACTAACGTCTATCTTTGGACTCCTGAAACAGCCTGCCCGACAGGGACAATATATGCAGATGGAACAAGCGGAACGATAGATATGCGAGCCACGTTTGCTAGAGGGGACGGATCTCAGACGGTTTCAGGTGTTGTTCACACGGCGGGAGCCTTAGGTTCCGTAGTCAACGACCAATTCCAGGGCCATTTCCACCGAATGGACGATGGGACGACCGCTTTCAACGGTAGCTCTTTCGGTAGCGGAGGCGGTGGAACAGTCAATGGTGTCGCAGTGGGGGGCGCGTCTTTTACTGCGCGAATTGCTCAACCCATTACCGATGGGACAAACGGAACCCCAAGAACAGGAACTACGGGCTTCCCCGTCCACCGTGTTGGGAAATGGTGTAAGGTTGTAGCAACCGTTGCAGCCCCTCAGGTTGTTCAAAGCGTTATTGCAAGCACAACGGTTAGGTCTGAAAAAGCAGCAGGAGTCACAAGCGTTGACTACGGCACCTACACTCCGACCCTCACTAACACGACTAATATTTCGGCCTCTTCAATTCGTGAATGTTCTTATTCTCGAATGGGAGACGTTGTTCAGGGAAGCTGCGCGGTTGGGATCACCTGCGCGGCCGCTCTTGGAGCAAATACCGAACTTACCTTTACTCTCCCTATTGCGACAAACGTCTCTCAGCCGACTTATGCAGTGAGAGGCTTTTTTGCAAGTGCCGCCTCCGACATGGAAGGGACGGGAAACGTCGCCAAGGTTGCGGCGGCTGCGACTGCGAGACTTAGATTCATGTGCCAGAATACAGGCGCACTTCTTGATCGCAGTTTCTCGTTTGAATATAGAGTTGTTCCATAGGAATGATTTTTGCACCTTCAAGGGGAGGGGATAGAAGATGCACGAGTTTTGGCAGCAGCTCCCGATTAATATAATAGGGGCGCTTGCGCTTTTGATCTTCAATCACATGAAGAATAAGCAGAAGGAAACGGATGATGCAATCAAGGAGCTTAGCCGGGAAATACAGGGAGTTAGAGTTGCGTTGGCCGAACAGACCGCTAATGTCCGTCAATTATCAGTTGAGCTTTCATATTCTAAGAGCTCTTTTCGCAATGGCCCTGGCGGCTAATATTCTGGTTTCTGCTTCTTACGGATTCGGTAAAAAAGCCCCGAAAGATCCGGTCCCCGTTCATCCGGGCGGGGCAAGTTCGTCCAGTCAATCCTCTAGCGCTCCTGAGGTAGAACCAGTCCCCAGGCTCACCTTCTCACCGGTTAAGAACTACTCCGCTAAGGATTTATCCGGCCTTTTAAAGGCAGAGGATAAGATCGAGGATACGGTTAGCTCTCAGTGTTTTGAGAACTTCATGGTGGGAAGAAAGCTTATTCAGACGGGCGGGAGAACTGAGGCCCAGGTCGTAGACCACTTAAGATCGCTTACCGGCAAAGTTCCTGTAACTATGTATTACAAGAATAACTCTGTCGTGGGCTACCGAAACACCGGAAGCCCTATTGTATATACGAATCTTAAGTTTCATGCGGGCACTACACCCTGTAACCGGGCCTCGAACCTGGCTCACGAGGCCCTAGGGCATGTGCTTGGAAAATATAGTCACGATTATAAAGCCTCAAAGTCTAGACCTTATTCGGTTCCCTACTCGCTTAATGCGGCCTTTAAGGCCTGTTGTGTTAACTAATTTCATTTAGTACTCTTGATTTAGGAGTAAATTTAAAATGGCAGAATTAGTAAAAGTTGAAATCAACACCCCTAAAGAATTGCACGACGTGGTTGTAGCCGTCGTAGATCTCATTAAAGACTTCAAAGACGGTAAACCCGTTGCAGAAATCGTTATCGGATCCCTAGAAGGCTTCCGTTTGGCGGTTGAAAACTCGGGTAAAATTCCTGGAGAGCTAAAAGAATATCCGCTTGAGAGCGCAATTAGCTCGGCCTACTTGATCGTTCAAGCGCTCTTAGAGCCAAAAGCAGAACTGCCACAAGCTTAAATTCTGTCTGCCACACCTATGCCCGGGAGTTACTTCACAGTCTCTCGGGCATTTTTCTAAAGAGGACATATGCTTAAGTTCTTTGATTTCTTTTTAAAACTATTTGGAGTCCTTACCCCGCTTATTGAAGTGTGGGTAAAGCGTAAAGCCGCGCAGCCTGTCGTAACGCTTCAGGAGGCAAACGACTTATTAAAGACGGCTCAAGCGATGCCTAATTATACAGAGGCCGAAAAGAAGGCCAGAAAAGCCGCGATCACGCGCGCCTTGGAGCTTAAAAGTCATGCGTCTGGTCAATAGTTTATTCCTGATACTACTTGCGACCGGGTGCGCTAGATCCTCGGTTCTTGTTTGTGATCCTACCTTTCACGAGGAGGGGCTTCACTGCGTTAAGGGTAAGAAGAGTTTTGATGTCTTAAATCCGGACGGTTACCACTGCGCAAAGATCGACGACATGGATCTTTACATGACTCAGTGCTTACAGGGTCTTCCGGTCCCTCAGATTGATGTCTGCGTTTATAATGGGCCGGATGAGATCTTATGTCCTGATAAGGTGATCTCTCCGCCTTCGGCGGCCCTTGGATACGAATGCACGTCTCAGGCGCAGTATGACCGAATGATTTTAAGGTGTAACCGGCAATGAGTGACGATTTTCTGATTTTCGAAAAAGGCTTAGATCATCAGATTTCAGAACACTTTAAGACAAAAGAGTTTGACTGCCCGTGCTCTTTTCCTGAGTGTAAGACGACTTGGGTTTCGAAAAAACTAATCACCCTACTTGAGGCACTACGTGAGAGCTTACAGACCCCAATTATCATTAACTCCGGATACCGGTGCGAGAAGCACAATCGGGCGGTTGGCGGAGTATCGGGATCAATGCACTTATTTGGCAGAGCTTCTGACCTTCGCGCAAGCCGTTACACCGGGCTCCAGTTACTTGAGAAGGCTGAAGCAGTCGGCGTTAAGTCAATCGGACTTGCTAAGACTTGGATACACGTTGACGACCGGCCAAAACATCGAAGGTGGAAATATTGACTTCCCTAGCTAAGCTTACTGAGATCATTAAAGACCCGTGGGTATTTGCAGAAGAGTGCTGTTACACCTATGACCCGCAGGATCAGAAGAATCCGGTTAAGAAGTTTCCGGCCCACTTTAAATATCTAAAGATCTACTTTCGGACCTGGCAGCAAAAGAGAATGCTTGCCGTTCCTAAGTCCCGGCGGATGTTCTTATCCTGGGCGACACTCATTTTGTATCTGCATGAGGCGATGTTTAGGCCGGGTAAAAAGATGGCGTTTGTCTCTAAGAGAGAAGAAGACGCAGACGAACTTATTAACCGCGTGGAATTCATTTTAAAGAAGATTCAGGAGATGGGGTTACTCCCTCCTGATCTCATGCCTAAATATAAGCGCACCTACTGCTTACTTGATTTCTATGAGATTGGCTCAACGATTGAGGCCTATCCTTCCGGATCCGATCAGCTGCGGATGCACGGTTTCTCAGGAATTATGGGCGATGAGATGGCTTTTTGGCCCTTTCCTGAAAAGATGTACGCGTCTGCGATGCCGACGATTGAGGGTGGAGGGCGCTTTACTGCGATCTCGTCTCCCGCTCCAGGGCTATTTAAAGACCTAGTTTTTGACGCTCTTAAGGGAAATGACGGGGCTGGTGGATCGAAACAGATCGTAGATGCGATGCAGGGGGTTAAGATCTGGCAGAACCCTAAGAACTCCTGGTGGGTATTTGAGCTTCACTATACGGCAAACCCCGCCAAACGTGATCCTGCCTATATCGACATCATGCGTAGATCGATGCCAAAGAGTCAGTTTATGCAGGAGTTTGAGCTTCAGTGGGAAAGCTATATTGGCTCTCCTGTTTATCCTGATTTCAATATTAAGCACTTATCAAGAAACATTCATCCGGAGCTAGGGCTTCCACTTCTAATCGGCTTTGACTTTGGACTCACTCCGGCGGCTGTTATTTGCCAGGCTCAGGGGCAAAAGCTAGTCGTGATTAAGGAATATACGGCCGTAAACATGGGGATAAAATCCTTCTTAGATAAGATCGTTTTACCCGGTTTAAGGGTGGATTTTCCTATCTGGAATGACAGGAAAAAGGACTATCTCTGCTTTATCGATCCGGCGGGCATTCAACGGGCTCAGAGTGATGAGTCCACCTGTGTTCAGTTCTTAGCGGCGGCCGGTTTCTCTCCGATTAAGGGAGAGATGAGCTGGGAGAAAAGGCGCTCTTCTGTTGAACACTACCTAATTAAGTTCGATAAAGATGGGCCTTTTTTCCTGATTGATGAGGAGAAATGTCCGGTCTTAGTTAAGGGTTTTCAGGGCGAATATCGTTACCCGGATCAGGCGATGGAAGTTGAGCCCGCGAAACTTAGACCGATCAAAAACGAATCCTCTCACCCGCATGACGCCCTTCAGTACGTTGCAAGTAAGATGGCAGAATCGGTTAACCGTAGGCCCGTCCAGCGGGTGCCGTCCATGAGCTATGGATTTAATGGATTTAATTGATACGGCGTGTAGTATTTAAGGCATGGATAGAGACTTAAAGGCAAGGCTTCCGCGTTTAACGACTCAGTTTAGAGACTACGCTAAGAACGCGAAGCAAAAACGCATGGATATAAACAAGTTCAATATGGACATGTTTAACATGCGTCAGGACTTCTCAAACAAGAAGCCCGGCCAGTCTACGGAGTTCATTCCTAAAATCGGAAACGCCGTTAATAAGTTCGTAAACTTCTTTAAGCAGGGCCTAGTCGATAACACGTCTTGGTTCTCAATTGAGCTAGAGCCAGGGGTCACGCCAGGACTTATTACGCCAGACATTGCAGAGAAGATCTTAGGAGATCAGCTTAAGAAGGCAAAGTTCACGACCCACCTAGAAGACGCTCTCCAGACGGGGGCTTTACAGTCCCTTATGATCTCTAAGGTCCACGGCGAAATGGTGGATAAGTCAACCTTCCGTACCGAGGACGTTGAGCCTGAGGAAGAAGATTCCTTTGAGGTAGAGAGAAAAGTTAAGCTCATTAAAGAGACGAAAAAGGTCTGGCAGCTTAGACTAGATAACGTCAGGCCTGAGAATTATTACCCAGACCCGACGGGTGATAACCTATTTAAGATCGAAGAGACTTTCTTAGATCACTACTCGCTTGTTGAGACCGCCAAGGCCAATAAAGACGTCTTCAATTATTCAGCCGTAAAAGACCTACGCCAATCCTCAGACGCAAACTTTCAAGACTCAAAGCTATCCCGCGAAACTGATCAGAACATGATGCAGGAGCCTAAATGGCGAAAAAGGATCCGAATTACGGAGTTCTGGGGAACGCTTCTAAATGACGACGGCGAGTTGCAGATGGAAAACTGCATGTACGCAATCGCAGACGATAAGACGATTATTATCGATCCAAGACCTAATGAATATTGGCACGGGGAAGACCCTTACGTAGTTTCTCCTATTTTGCGGATCTCTCAGTCCGTTTGGCATACGGCCATTATGGATACTCCGGCACGGTTAAACGCGGCTCAAAATGAGCTTTTTAACTTGATGCTAGACGGCGGGATTATGTCGGTCTGGGGGATTAACCAGATCAATCCGGAGAAGCTTGCCGATCCAACTCAAATTGATGACGGCATTCCTGCGGGGACGACCTTGGTTGGAAATAGCCAACTTCTTCCTGGAGAGAAGATCTTTGAACGTGTCTCGACAGGCCAGATCCCATCTGATGCGAACAACATGTATAACCTTACGGAGAAGGAGCTTAACGCCTCTTCGTTTGAAAATTCCTACTCCATGGGGACTGTGGCCGACCGTCAGGTTAAGGCGACCGAAATTGTGGCCGCAAACCAGGCTCAAAGCGGGGTTTTTGCAGGCCTAGTTAAAGCGATCGAAGAAAACTTCGTTAACGAGATCTTACGTAAATCCTGGCTCACTTGCTGCCAGATGATGAACGACATGGATGAGGACCGTCTAAATAGCCTAATTGGAGAGGACGCGGCTCAGGCTATCTTAGCTCTTTCTCCTGAAGAGAGATTCGCTCAGACGGTTTCTGGCTTCAAATTCCGTACCTACGGGATGAGTGAGACTCTTAATAAAATGTCTGAGTTTAGGAAGATGGAGGCGCTACTTCGTACTATTGCGGCCTCTCCGGATCTTCTCATGAAATTTAACCAGACGTTCGACATGGGTAAAACCTTGGAAGAGATGATGCGCTCTCTTGATATCGATGTCTCGAAAATCAAAATCACAAACGAAGCAGGTCAGCCTACTCAAGCCGCTCCTGAACTCCCACTCTCGGCCCAAGAAGGTGCGGGAGGCGACATGATGAGCCAGATCGCTCAAGGGATGGCCGGATCAAGTGGTCAAGGTGCTCCGATGGAGCAAATTCTTAGTGGCGGGATGACGACTCCGATGGGGACTGAAACCAGATGATCACTCAAGAAGAGAAGCTCTATCAAAAAAGTAATCTTGCAGGAACGGCCATACTTGCGTCGGAGCACATTGGAAATCTCTTAAACGAGATGGAGCTTCAGACGTTAAATGCACTTAGACAAAAGTTTCGCTCCGAGGGTCTTTCGGATCTTGGGTTAACCGCTAAGCTTGTCGCCCTGGACGACATTCGAAGCAGGCTCAAGGACCAGATCACCGGGGGAATGAAAGCGAGAGAAAAACTCTCAGGAGGATATGAACCATGATGAATGAAAACGAAGGAAAGACTTATGAAGAAAATGAAAAAATCCCCGAAGACGGAGAAGAGTGGAAAGAGCCCGGAGAAGAGCAACAAGCAACCGAACCCTCCGAAAGCGCCACCGATGAAGTCGAGCAAGATGAAGAAACCGGCTTCGAAGTAGCAGGTAAAAAGTTTTCTTCTAAAGAAGAGGCTGATGAATATTTTAAAGCTCTCGAAAGCAAGTCTTCCAGTCAAACCTTTGCCGCCCCTGTGGTCACGGTTGAAGATGAGGAAGAGCTTATTGACGGCGAACCCATTTCAGATCTTTTTCTAACGAATCCAAAAAAAGCTCTAAAACACGTTGAAGAGAAGGCTTTTAAGCGCGCTCAAGATGCTTTTTATTCGAACGCTGAGAAAAAGAAAAAGGAAACGGATTTCTGGGAAGATTTTTACGGAAAAAATAAAGATCTGAAAGGAAAGGAATGGGTTGTTCGTTCTCACATGCAAGAGAAGTGGGACACCTACAAAGTTATGGACGCCGATAAGGCAAAAGAAATTATAGCTAAAGAGTCAAGAAAACGAATAAACTCTTTACTGAAGGCTAACGGGGTGAAAGTGGAAGAAGTTTCCTCTAATAAGCCTACCAATTTTGGTTCGTCGAAGAATGGTTCTACGGCGACCAGCGAGGCTCCGGCAAAGATTCTATCTATGTCTGAGTCTCTTAGAAAACTTAAGCAGCGGCGACGCGCTTAAACTTTAAAAGGGAAGAAACAAAATGGCACAAATGACTTGGAAGTTTGACGCGCCAAGTGGAGTTTACAAGAACTCCGCTATGTCTGCTGATATCCGCGACGCTGCAATCGCTAAAACGATTTTTATGCAGTTCGCATCTCCAGAACAGGGCTACGGAAAGAAGTCTGGAGAGAGCATCTCGGTTACCCGAATCGGTAACATCGATCCAAACGTTTCGGGTCTCTTGACTGAAGGTCAGAAGATCTCTGAAACCGAAATGTCGATTTCGACTATCGCAATTCCTGTTCTTGAATGGGGTCAAGCGGTCCCTTTCACGAACTTGATTGCCGACCTAGGCGCGATCAATTTCGAAAACTCTGTTCAGCGTAAACTTCGCGATCAGATGAGTTTGATTTTTGACCGCGTTGCGGCTCAAGCTTTCAAGCAAACTCCGATTAAAGCGATCCCAACTGGCGTTTCTCAGCTTACTCTTGACACTGACGGCACCCCGTCTTTTCAGGCGACTGCAAACCTTAACATCTACCACGTTGAACAAATTCGCGATTACATGTTCTCGAACTTGCTGGTTCCTGAATATGACGGCGAAGGCGGCGGTTACATGGCCATTGTTTCGACTAAAGCGAAACGCGGTATCATGAACGATCCTAAGTTCGAAGAGTGGAACAAATACACCACTCCTGAGAAGAAATTCAATTCGGAGATCGGCCGTATTGAAGGAATTCGCTTCATTGAAACCAACAACTCCTTAGCTCTTAGCCAATCGCTAGGACTTAACGGCGTTCTTGGAGAGGCGATCTTCTTTGGAGACGATGCAGTCGCTATGGCGGTTGCTCAAGAGCCAGAACTTCGCGTCAAACGCCCTGAAGACTACGGTCGTTCTCAAGGGGTTGCTTGGTACGGGATTCTTAACTTTGGATTAGTCTGGCCTTCTGCGAACGCAGGCGAAGGTCGCGTTGTTCACGTAACCAGTTCGTAAGTTTAAGGAAAGGAATATTTAACATGGCATATGAAGTTAAGTCTAATTTGACTTTTTCTCGAATCGAAGCGGCTCCGACCGTTATTTCAACCCTTGGCGTCTTGGCTCCAGGGTTTGTGGCCGGTAAGCATGTGCAACTTGCTTGCGCAGCCTTCCGTCTAACGGCAGCAGTTGTTTCCTCGGCTCCGGTTGTAATCACGATTAAGAAACGTATTACCTCTAACTCTGCTACTGGTGAGCAAGTTATCGGTACGCTTTCTATCCCTGGCGGCACGGCTGCTGGCGTAATCGTTTACCGTTATTTCGATGAAGATCAGGCTCCAAATACTTTCCGTCCTGGCGACGTTTGTATTTATGAGGTGACCACTGCGGCAACCACTTCTGGCGCTGGTATTCCTCTTCCGGAATTCTGGGAACACCCACAAGAGTATAAAGACGACGCGGCTACTCTAGAAGTATTCGCTTAAGTCTGAATGAGGGGGTTCATCGCGTTGTGGCTTTGAGCCCCCTTCTTTTAAAGAAAGGGATAAAATTATGGCAGTCGCTTACAACATCGTAAATAACCAGCGAAACAATGGACGCGCAGACGTTGAGGCTATTATTAGCTACACGGCTGAGCCCTACTCTGCTGGTCTTCCTGTTTCAGGTGCGCAGCTTGGGATGCCGAATGCTCTAGAGCAACTCGTCATTGAAGTTGGCGCAGCCGGTAACGCTAACCTTTATAAATACGAAGACACCACGGGTAAGATTCGTATTTATACGGCCGCAACGGGCGCTGAAGTGTCGGGTAACCAGACGCTTGACGTTACGGTTCTAGCTAAAGGATGGTAATGGGTATGAAACAAGAAAAACCTGAACCAAAAAAACAACCACGCCAAATCATCTTAGAAAGCGGAGAAAAGGTCTTTAACACTAAGACCCACCACTTCGACCCTAAGACCGGTAAATTATCTGATTTAACTCCTTACATTCTAGTTATCGATCGCGGTAATAAAATATTCATCGATAAAAAGAGTGGTGAGAAGTTCTATGAGAACGGCGACCCTGTTCTTGAGCAAGCGGCAGCTACTCTTCCGGACGCAGCGCCTGTAGCTCCGGTAGCCCCCGCTGAACCTGTAAAACCAGCAGCCAAGAAATAAGGATTACTTTGTATGGCGAACTACGAGACGACTAGAGACCTGATTGACACTGTTTTAACGCAGTGCGGGGAGCTAACGGACGGTAGTTCGCCGTATGAAGACGACGTGGTTAAATATCTAAATGAGTTTAACCTTCAAGCCCACGCGGGCGCGTCGATGTTTGATATTGACTCTAGCGCCGCCTATAGCTGGGCAAAGGCTACAAATGACGGGGTCTTGATTCTAGTTCCCCCTTATCAGTCCGGATTCGTAAACGTTACAAACGGATCTAATATTGCGACTTTCACGATTCCTCAGGGCTTTGACGTTTCAGGCTGGGTCTTTCATGCCGAGAACGATAACGAGACTTACCGGATTATTTCTAACGGAGACCCGTTTTCGGAGTTTACGCTTGATTCGATCTACCTTGGCTCTACGGGTCAAAAGGCTTTTAAGATCTACAAGCTTGATTATGATCTAGCGCCAGACGGTGAGACTAAGATCATGCGGCTTGTGGACGGTTTTTCGTGCAACTCCTATAACTCTTATTACAACTACGCAGACTGGAACGGGAAGGTAACGCTTGTCGATCAGCGCACGCTTCAGTCACGCCTTCCTTATAACTATCCACAGATCGGATGGCCGCTTTTAGCTGCTGAAGTTAGAGATAGAAACGGCGTAAAAACGATTCGATTTTCTGCATTTGTTGAGAAGCCTTTACGCTTAACTTATTCATATATTCCTGTTCCAAATGATCTAACAAACGATGAAGATTCGAACGAAATTCCTAACCTTCCGCGCGAGTTTCGTGACTTTTTATCGAACGCTGCCACATACAAATTGATGATGGATAAAGACGACTCTCGTGCGAATGATTATGCGTCGATGGCTAAAGCAACTCTCATGTCTTTAGTGAAAGCGGATAATATCGAAAGACAGTTCACAAGTAAGAACCGTGGCGAGATAAGACCACGCGCAAATCAGTTTCCATTTCCTTACGGTTGGCGCTAACATTTAGGCATGTCGTATCGCGGGATTACAAGCCCTCCAATCACTCTTGGTAATGTCGGAATCGTTAGAGACGATTCGATGGATAAAATCCCGTATAACGCAGTCCTAGACGCAAGAAACATCACGATGCAAAACGGCATGATCGAAAAGGAGCTTGGCTCTCTTCGTTTCAATCCGTCTGCGGTTCCTGGCGGCATTCGTGCGGCCTACCAGTGGGAGCCTATTCCTTATCGTAAAAAAACTGTCATGGTTGGCGGAGACGGTAAAATTTATTCTTATCAGGAAGGGGAGAGTCAGATTGAGATCACTCCACTTCTTGGGTCTCCAGAGGTGCTTACGCTTGAGGGTCAGCCTCACTTTTTAGAAGGGGGGCAGGAAGTTGCTAACAAACCTAAAAAGCTTTTTATATTTACTGGCGGGAGTCAGGTCCAGGTCATTGAGGGCGACGATAATCAGCGGCGAAATATATCAGGTCCGTCATCTGACTGGGCTACTACTTTCCCGACTTTTGGTTTCATTATGTACGGGCGTATTGTGGCTTTCGGGAACAATAACTTTCCTCATGCTTATTATGTCTCAGACGATGATGACCAAGAGAACTTCTCAACCGTTATCCCCACTACTGTTTTTCCTGGGGAGGGACGGGGCTTACTCGGAGCGTTCGCATTTAAGGGAACCTACTTTCTTGGAAAATACCCACGAGG